CAGGGTAATTAGCTTCGGCAATCAAATAGACATGCTGCAAGAAGGCGACTTGGTTAGATATGATAAGCACGCTGGACATGGCATAGAGTGGAACGATCATCTGTATTACGTGTTAAAAATCTCCGATATAGTACTTATAGAATGAGATTAACCGGGCAAGATTTGCAGGATATGAATTTGCTAAAGTATTACAGGCTTATCAGAAGGTGGGCCTGTAAAACTTACAGCTTAAAAGATGCAGACTTAGAGCTACTTATTTACTTAGATTGCAAAAAGCTTTTTACACGTAATGATTTTATTAATGGCGTATATACCTACAGCTGGGATAAAAACAGGTGGGAAAGATTACGCCGAGAAGGTTGGATCGACGTTTTTAAAGAGCGTAATAGAACAACTTCAAAATATGCAGCATATAAAACATCTAATAAGTGTAAAATGCTGATTAAAAGAATATATAGAATAATGTTGGCAGAAGAAGATTTACCGACATCTGCAAGAAGCACATTTTATAAAAACAAAACGTACACAGATAAAGTCTTCAATAAGGCTATTGATGATATGATTAACGATAAAGAGCGATAACATGAAAAAAGGTATAGGACCGCAAAATTTAGGAGCACCAAAATCTCCAGCAAAAATATTAGGCGCAATTGCCGGGGCAGTAGCTCCAGCATTAATTAAAGGTGCGGCAGGTGCATTAGCTGGAAAGTTAATGGGCGGTAAAAAAGAATAATGGCATTTAAGTTAAAGTCTAAAGCAGAAATATTCGGTATAAACGAAGAGTTATCTGAGTTTGGTAGACCAGTTTTTGAAAAAAATTTAGACTCAAACGTTATTGCTGAAGCTAATCGCGATGGAACTACATTCGTAGATAAAGGAGCTTCTGAAAAAGAAAAGCGAGATGCAATAAACCACGAAAATGAGCATCACAAACAGTTTTTGCAAAATAAATTGCAATATACTGAAGACACTGTAACGTGGAAAAAAGACACAAAATCACCCGCTAGAGTTTACGACAGAGTTGGCGGTATGATAAAATCAAGAGACGGCGAAAAAAGTCATGAAGGCCATGCCGGTTTCGAATGGGAAAAAGAAGCATATAATCCAAAATAACTATGGCAATACCAATTACACAAAAAGCAAAATCCCCTTGCAAATATGATATAATAGAGGGAGAACAACAAACCCTAGATTATGGAGGTAATAATATTGCTCAAATGATCGATAAGTCTATTAAAAAAGACGAAAAGAAACAGGATTCTGTGGAAGCCCCGCCAGAGCAAGAAGGTTCAGAAGGATCTGACGGCACAAAGGGTAAAAACGTATTTACCAGTATGATGGATAAATTTAACAAGAAAAAAAGCGCGGGCGATTATAAAATAGATTTGCCTGATTTTGATTTTTCAAATATAAAACTATAACAACGACAGTCATGAACAAACCAATAACATCTAGAATTCAGCATAGTAGCAAAGGAGGCATGATAAAAGAGCCCCTTTTAAATGTTGGGTCAGTAGCAAAAGAACTTAAAGACGCTACAAAAGAAGGCGATCAACTTAGTCTTAATCCAAATCAATCCTATGTTGTAAAAGATCAAAAGATTAAAATTAAGACTCAAGGAAAAGACGCCAAAACAATTTATACTCCACCAAAAAGAACTGCAGAAGGTGATGCGGCATACGCTGCGCTTACGCCAGAGCAAAGAAAAGCTCAAGACGCTAAGTATAGAAAAATGAACACTAAAGTAATTCCAGGTACCGCTGATTCTTTTGATGATATTCCTTCCTCAACCCCAGGTACTCCAGGTTCACCAGCTAAACCTGAAAAAAGAGGTGACGCTTTTACTTCGTACCAAAATAGAGGTCAAATGAGGTCCAATACGTCTACAAACAGAATAAGTAAAAAAACAGGACGTAAAGAACTTAAAGAAGAAAAGAAACAACTTAAAGCTGGATTAAAAGCAGCTACAGGTGCAAACTTTTTCCAAAGAACATTTGGAACAGGCACAGAAGGCAAAGATTATAGAAAAAATGTTAAAAGATTTAATAAAGGTCAATTTGATGAAATTGGATTTGATAGCGATTTAAAATCATCTGCTAGCAGAGGCAAAGGTGTGGGTGACTATAATGTAAGTATTTCTGATACTAAAAAGAAAAATGAAGCTATTTCTAGATTTGGTTTTGATGCTCAAGAAGCTAAAGACAAAAAGAAAATAGCTTTAGGTGAAGGGTATGATGCTAATAAAGGTATGAAATCAATTGGTGATCACATGCAAAAGCAATTTAAACAAGGCATCAGAGGCAAGTCAACCTCAGAGCAAATTGCAACAGGCGGTACCAATGACAACAGAGTTGTTACTAAAAAAGGTAAAGCAGCTGTAGCTGGGACAGAAGGCACGTCAAAAAAATACACAGATGCTACTAAAGAGAACATAGATAAATACAACGCTACAGAAGAACCTAAAAAAGGAATTCAAATGCAAAGAGGATATAAGCAGGCTCCAAAGAGCATGGCTATGAAAGCTCTTATAGGTAATCAAAAGAATTTACCTGACGCATTAAAATCAAAAATTTTAGCAGCACCGGAATCTTCTGCTAAAAATTATAAAAAAGGATATTACGGTAAATAATTATGTACACGCAACCATACGCAACATCTCCAGTACAAAAACTTCGTAAAACAACGAAAGGCAAAGGAAGACATTTCTTAAGCGCAAAAGAAGGTGCTGGAATGACGGCTGCTGGTAGAAAAGCATATAACAAGCAAACAGGCGGAAACCTTAAAGCTCCTCAACCGGGAGGTGGTAAAAGGCGCACGTCATATTGTGCCAGATCAAAAGGGCAAATGCAAATGCACAATATTAACTGTAGTAAAACACCAGATAAAAGAATCTGTGCTGCAAGGCGTAGATGGAAATGTTAGTATTATGAAATCAAAAGGTTTAGGAGACACAGTAGAGAAAATAACTAAAGCAACCGGAATAAAGACTGTCGTTGATAAAGTTTCGGAAGGTTTAAATATACCATGCGGCTGCGCTGCTAGAAAAGCAAAGCTGAATCAAATGTTTCCATACAAAAAATAAAATATAATGAAAAAAATATGGGAGTGGCTAACAGGTAATGTTATAAAAGAAGTCGGAAAAGTTATAGACGATTTAACCACTACAGAAGAAGAGAAGCTTGAAGCACAGAAAAAAATTGTGCAAATATTAGAAGAGGCTGACAGGCAGGCCCAGGAAGAAATAACAGCAAGATGGACTGCAGATATGGCGTCTGATTCGTTTTTATCAAAAAACATCCGTCCACTTGTTTTAATATATTTAACATTTATATTTTCAATATTAGCATTTTTTGACGGTAATATTGGAGAATTTAAAATAGCAGAAGAGTATATCCCTATATTCCAGACTCTTCTTGTTACAGTGTATGGAGCGTACTTTGTCGGTCGGTCGTGGGAAAAAGCAAAATCGATGAATAATAAAAATTAAATTAAATCAAATGGCAAAAATTAAAAAAGAAGAATTAGTAAACCTACAGGAGTTAGTGCAAAAAGTAAACGAACTACAATTGCAAATTGGTGGCGTTGAAGTGCAAAAACATGAGCTATTACATATGATGGGTGCCCTTCGTTCCCAGTTGGATACATTGCAGAATAAATTGCAAGAAGATTATGGCGATGTAAAAGTAGACATTAAATCGGGTGAGATACAGCCTAATGAGCCTGTTAAGGAAAATTAGTATTGGAAAAGACTATAAAAATGACGCCATGCATTATTCTGTTGGACAGGAAGTGTATGGTGGTCATACTATAGTTAATATTATAGAAGAGGAAGAAAAGTATTCTATCTATATTCAAAAGGGTAATGATATTATACCCTGGAAAGATTTTAATAAAAATATGGCAATAGCCATTGAATATAATATTGATTACTAATGAATGGGGTTTTTGATTTTGTTGTAATGCCAAAAGAAAATAGGTATAATAACACAAAAACAATCGAAGGCACAGAGTTGATATTAAACACAGATTTACAAAACCACAATTTTGTTTCAAGAGTTGGGGTTGTTATAGCTACGCCAAATCCAAATACGACAGGTGTACGTGAGGGAGATGAAGTTATATTACATCACAATGTATTTAGAAGGTTTAGAGACATAAGAGGTGAAGAGAAGAATAGCAGAAGCTATTATAAAAACAACATGTATTTTGTTTCGCCTGGTCAAATATTCGCCTATAAGCGAATGATAAAATGGATACCCCTTGATGGTTTTAACTTTGTTAAGCCAATAAAAGAAGACAAAATGTTTTCTATTGACTTTGAAAAACCATTAGTAGGCATACTTAAATATAAAGACCCAAGCTTAAAGGAAGTTGAAGAAGGTGATTTAGTTGGTTTTAAACCAGGTGCTGAATATGAGTTTTTAATTAACAAAGAAAAATTATATCGTGTTCCAACAAATTTAATTACAATCAAATATGAATATCAAGGAAACGAAGAAGAATATAATCCAAGCTGGGCAAAGAGCAGTTGAGGAATTAATTAAAGTAGCTAAAGAACCTATAGTCGATTCAGATGACGATATATCTGCTGATAGACTTAAGAATGCGGCTGCTACAAAAAAGCTAGCCATATTTGATGCGTTCGAAATATTAACACGTATTCAAGAAGAAGAAGCTATACTTGAAAATAAACCTGTAATTGAAGAAAAGAAAAAAACTTTTTCAGGTTTTGCAGAAAGAAGATCTAAATAATGTACGAGCAAAATTTATATAGAGTAGAAACTCCTATAAAAGCTAATACAATAGCTAGATTAAATAAATCAAAAAAGTGGAGATACGGTTATAACAAAGAACATGATGTTGTAGTTATAAGCAAGACTGGGCAAATCGGTGATATATATAATATTCAAAATTTAAGAATTGCATTACCAAAAACCCCAGCTAAAATAGATAAATCACAGGATAAATGGGTTGCAGATGAATACCCTAAAGAATTAAAGCGAATACAAAGTGTTTTTGATTGGCGAGAATATCCAGATGATTTTAAAGAAAAATGGGAACCCTATATAGATGAACAATTTAAACGCAGAGAAGAAGGCCATTGGTTCAATAATAAAGGCGTGGCTACTTACATTACTGGCACTCACTTTATGTACTTGCAGTGGAGCAAGATTGACGTTGGGAAGCCAGACTTTAGGGAAGCAAACAGACTATTCTTTATATTCTGGGAAGCTAGTAAAGCCGACCCACGATCTTATGGAATGTGCTATCTTAAAAACCGTCGTTCAGGATTTTCATTTATGTCTTCGGCAGAAACCGTTAATTTGGCAACAATTACATCAGATGCACGGTATGGTATCTTGTCAAAGTCTGGAGCCGATGCTAAAAAGATGTTCACAGATAAAGTTGTACCAATATCCGTTAACTACCCCTTCTTTTTCAAACCCATCCAAGACGGTATGGATCGCCCCAAAACCGAGCTTGCCTATAGAATTCCAGCCAGTAGACTCACTAGAAAATCCATCCAAAATAAACAAGACCAGGAATTACTTGAAGGATTGGACACCACGATCGACTGGAAGAACACGGGGGATAACTCCTACGATGGGGAGAAGCTCAAGCTCCTCGTACACGATGAGAGTGGAAAATGGGAAAGACCCGATAATATCCTCAACAACTGGCGCGTCACTAAAACTACACTAAGATTAGGTAGTAGAGTTATTGGTAAATGTATGATGGGTTCAACATCAAACGCTTTAGACAAAGGTGGAGAGAACTTTAAAAAACTTTATAATGACTCAGACGTTACAAAAAGAAACCGCAATGGACAAACTAAGTCAGGATTATATTCTTTGTTCATACCTATGGAATGGAATTACGAAGGATTCATTGATGATTATGGAATGCCTGTATTCGAAAACCCACCAGAAGATTGTGTTGGCCCACACGGAGACGTTATCGAAGTCGGGGTTATTGAGCACTGGGATAATGAGGTTGAAGGATTAAAAGGCGACCAGGACGCTTTAAATGAGTTTTATAGACAGTTTCCGCGAACAGAAGAGCATGCGTTTAGAGATGAAACTAAAAATAGTATATTTAATTTAGTAAAAATATACGAACAAATAGATTATAACGAAGATTTAAAAAGCACGGGAGTTGTTACAACTGGAAGCTTTAGCTGGGAGCACGGTATAAAAGATACTAAAGTAATGTTCTCACCAAACCCAAATGGAAGGTTTAGAGTGTCGTGGGTACCACAGCCAGGATTGCAAAATAAGCAAATAATAAAAAATGGCATAAAATACCCAGGTAATGAACACATAGGTGCATTTGGGTGTGATAGTTATGATATATCAGGAACTACAGACGGGCAAGGTTCTAAAGGATCTTTGCATGGGTTAACAACATTTAGTTTAGAAGACGCCCCTGCGCATACATTTTTTTTAGAATATGTAGCAAGGCCACAAACAGCTGAAATGTTTTTTGAAGATGTATTAATGGCTTTGGTATTTTATGGAATGCCAATACTTGCTGAAAACAATAAGCCTCGTTTGCTTTATTATTTAAAAAGACGAGGTTACCGCGGTTACTCAATGAATCGCCCTGATAAAATATATAATAAACTATCTGTAGCAGAAAAAGAAATAGGTGGTATACCTAACTCAAGCGAAGATATAAAACAAGCTCACGCCGCTGCTATTGAAACGTACATACAAAATTACGTTGGTATTAAAGCTGATGGGCAATATGGGACGTTGTATTTTAATAGAACTCTTAATGATTGGGCTAAGTTTGATATAAACAAAAGAACAAAATTTGATGCCGCTATTAGCTCAGGTTTAGCTATTATGGCTTGTAATAGACATTTATATCGCCCTAATGCACAAATACAAAAACCGAAGTTAAATTTAAGCATTGCAAAATACAAAAACACCGGTGCAATATCCAAAATAATAAAATAAACATATGGCTGAGTCAGTTATAAAAAGTTTTTTTCCAAGCCAGGTTGCGAGCGACGCTGAGAAAATGTCCTCGGAATATGGGTTAAGAGTTGGTAGAGCTATTCAAGATGAGTGGTTTAAATCAGACTCTGGTACTACACGGTTTAGAAGTAATCAAAATACATTTCATAATTTAAGATTATATTCTAGAGGGGAACAAGGTATTCAAAAATACAAAGATGAATTATCTATTAATGGCGATCTGTCTTATTTAAATTTAGACTGGAAGCCAGTCCCTATTATACCTAAGTTTGTAGATATTGTAGTTAATGGTATATCTGAAAGAGCGTTTGATATAAAAGCATATACACAAGATCCTTATGGTGTAGAAAAAAGAACCAGGTATATGGAAGCTATCATTCGTGATATGCAAACTATGGAGCTTAACCAATTTGTTGAGCAAGAATTTGGCATTAATTTATTCGAATCAGATCCCGACAAACTGCCAGAGTCACAAGAAGAATTAGAAGTTCACATGCAGCTATCTTACAAGCAAGCTGTAGAAATGGCAGAAGAGCAGGCTATTGAGACTTTGTTAAATGGTAACCATTATGATTTAACAAAGAAAAGGATTATATATGATATAACAACTATTGGTATTGGAGCTGTAAAAAATTATTTTTCAAAATCGGAGGGTGTTGTTGTTGATTATGTAGATCCCGCTAATTTAGTTTGGTCTTATACAGAGTCACCTTATTTTGATGATATATATTATGTAGGGGAAGTAAAATCTATTCCTTTAAATGAGCTTAAAAAACAATTTCCTGATTTAACAGATGAAGATTTAGAATCAATATCAAAACAGGGTTATCAAAATAACGGCTTTTACGATAGAACAATAACAAATTACGATAGATCCGATAGCAATACGGTACAGATACTTTACTTTAATTATAAAACTTACATGAACGAAGTTTATAAAGTTAAAGAAACTGCTACTGGTGCAAGTAAAATACTTGTTAGAGATGACCAATTTAATCCGCCTGTAGACGAACTAGAAAAGAAATTTGGGAAACTATCAAGATCTTTAGAAGTTTTATATGAAGGAGTTTTAGTATTAGGCACTAATTACTTGCTTAAATGGGAAATGGCAAAAAATATGATGCGCCCTAAAAGCGATAGTTCTAAGGTTTTAATGAATTACAGCATTACAGCACCTAGAATGTATAAAGGTAAAATAGAATCTTTGGTATCCAGAGTTACTGGTTTTGCTGATATGATACAGCTTACGCATTTAAAA